TTGCAAGCCGCAGAGGTCAGGTATATCCGTGGGGTATATCCTGACCTTGAAGGAGTCTTCTTTGCCGTTCCCAATGGTGGCAAGCGAACCTCCCGACAAGCCGCATGGCTTAAAGAAGAAGGCATGAAGGCAGGAGTATCTGATATGCTGCTTCTGAAGCGCACCTCCCAGTACGGTTTCCTATGCATAGAAAACAAAACACCGAAAGGTAGGCAGGAACCCGAACAGAAGGTATTCCAGCATGAAGTAGAACGACATGGTGGCAAGTACATCATCGTCCGCTCTATAGATGAATTTATCCAAGCAATCGACAATTATTTAAATGGGGAACTATGAAACAATTTCAAATGCAATTAATGCCAACATTTGTTTATGGTGAGAACTTAACAGATAGATTAATTGAAGAGTTCAAAGAAAAACAAGAAGAAGAGTTAACGGAAAAAATAATCTCTATCTTGGAATCCAAAGGTTACAAGGTAACACCACCTCCAAAGCAAGTCAAAGACGAATATACCTTTGAGCGAGCATGGAACTTGTACGACAAGAAGGTAGGCTGCAAGGCTAAACTGGAAAAGAAGTGGAACTCTATGAGCCAGAAAGACCGCAAGGCAGCTATAGAGTATATTCCATTATATGTGATTGCAACCGAGGATAAAAAATATCGCAAGAACTTCCAAACCTTCCTTAACCAGCGAGGTTGGGAAGACGAACTCATCGGAGCAACACCACCGCCAGCAGCCGTTAACGAGCAGCCTTCTGAAATCAGCCAACTTATCGCAAAGACGAAGGCTGAACAGAACGTAACAAATGCGGATAAGGACAACGTTTTCAAGACACGCATCATTGGTATGATAGAGCTTCTGCAAAAGAATCCTCATAGCCTATGCCGAAAGCAGTTGGAGATATACCAAGCAAATGGAACCTTGGAACGCTTGGGCATCCAATGGAATCCATAAACCACAAATCTGTTTACCAAAATGATAGCAATCAGTAAGTACAACAAGCAGCATCCTCTCAGAGTCTTTGAGGCATTCGCTGGGTATGGTAGTCAGAGCCTAGCCTTCAAGTACCTCAAAGATAAGCATCCTGAGTTCGACTTCAAGGTAGTGGGCTACTCAGAGATAGAACCATCAGCCATCCAAGCCTACGGACTCCTGCACGGAAGAGATATTCCAAACTTTGGAGACGTGACAAGGATAGAATGGAATCAGGTTCCAGACTTCGACTTCATATCATGGTCTTCTCCCTGCCAAGACTTCGCCAATGCAGGACTTCGCCAAGGAGCAGAGGAAGGCAGTGGTACACGTTCTTCCCTTATCTTTCAGGAGAAGAGAATGCTGGCAGTCAAGAAACCAAAGTACGTGATGCTAGAGAACGTAAAAGGTCTACTCACAGAGAAGATGAGGAAGTACTTCTTCCAGTACATCAGAGACCTCGACTCTTTCGGTTACACCTCCTTCTACAAGGTACTGGACGCAAAAGATTATGGTGTACCTCAACATCGTGAACGTATCTTCGTTATCTCCATACTCAGAACAGAGGACGAGCCGAACCCAGAGTATCACTTCCCTTCGCCTATCAAGTTAGAGACAACGGTTGAGGACATCTTGGAAGACAACGTATCTCCCGAATATTTCCTATCCCAGCCGCTCCTAGAAAAATATCTCACAAAAGCAGACATCAATGAATCAATCGAAAAACTCTACCCCGAAGATAGCAATACCGAAAACTGCTGATGGATGCTCTGTAGCAGTCACAGCCAGTTTCTCTATGATAAGTATCATGAACCTCATAGACACCGCTCATTATCCGAAAGGTGGAGTTTTAATCATCAGAAGAATCAAATAGTATGCGAGAAACGTGGAAAGAATGTGTCGGTTTCCCCAACTACCAAATTAGCAATCTAGGTAGAATCAGGAATAAAGACAAGATAATGAAACCGCACAACAGATGGGATGGATATTATCATATAGGTCTATGGGGAGAAGATGGCAAAAGGCACTACCCAGTAATACATAGGCTGGTAGCCTTAGCATTCTTACCCAATCCTCAAAACCTTCCGCTTATCAATCATAAAGACGAAAATCGGCACAACAATAAGTTGGAGAACCTTGAATGGTGCGACTCATCTTATAATATAAGGTATTCGTTGAGAAGGAAAAAGTATGGAAGGAAAATGATAATAAAGCCCAATGAAGTCTTAATCGTCAAAAGAGTAAGCTAATGTGCGACAAAATTATAAAGCTAGCAAACCTCCAAATCAAAGGCAGGATAGAGCAGCAGACCAGAGTCTATTCCACCAAGGGAATCTCCCCTACTCTCAATTCTGCTATGGGTCACGGAGGTAATTGCATCCCACTATTCTTAATCGTCAAAGAGATATGACATTCGTAACCATAATGAACAAAGAAATCATTCACACCGCACCAAACGGAAAGAAATACTCCATCCAAATCAGAAAGTACACTCCAAGAGATTGTTTCCGACTGATGGGAGTTCACGAAGCTGACATAGACAAACTCCTGAGCAAGGAGAAGTCTGGTCAACTCATTATCAGCAAGAGCAAACTCTATGCCCTAGCAGGAAATTCAATAGTAACCAACTGCCTGACCGCCATGTTCGAGGAACTAATATTCCCATCAGGAAATCACTACCACGACAAGACTGGTCAGCTATCACTCTTCTAGCTTATGGAATGGATTAAAATCGAAACAAAAAGAAAAATTCATAATAGAAGACTCTTATCAGGAAAAGATTTACTTATTAAGTATAATGAGTTATATCTTACAGGAATGTATCTTTTAGATGATTTTTGGTACTACGATGTATCAGGAGAATTATCTAAATTAATGTTTCAAGATAAAGTCACACAAGTTTCAATCATAGATGAAACCAATTATTTCACTTCAAGAAGAGAAAGAAAAAATCCTAGCCATCATCGCTGAGATTCAGGCAGAGCGTGAAGCTGACCACATCGTGCCGCCTCACGTCCTCACAGCAGAAATCATCAACCGAGGATGCCATCAGCCATATCAAGCCATCAACAAGTTATGCGCAGAATGCAAGATAAACTGGTGCCGCACCATCAACGATATGGCATTCACTATCAGAAAATAATAAATCAAAACAATATGGAAAAAGAAATTATTACAAAGAAGAAACTGATTGTCTTGGCAAACGATGCTTACTTGAATGCACAAAGACATGGTTTCTATCCTGACAACACAGATATAACAACCGCTCTGATGCTCATTATCACAGAAATGGCAGAAGCTGTTCAGGCAGACAGACACAACCGACACGGAAGTATCGAAGACTACGAGAGCGAAATACAAATGGGCAGAGATATACATACTGCCTACAAGAACACTCTTGAAGGAACGGTTGAATCAGAGTTCGCTGACGTTGGCATCAGAATATTATCACTCTTAGGATGGATGGATATAAAAAAACCAACAAAATTTCAAAGCGACTATTATCTGAAAGAAGAGTATGAAATCGCTAAGATTAAATACAAGTATAATATTGCTAAATGTTTCTACCATATCATCAGTTTCCTATGCTCGTTTACTGACAACAACTCACCGTATTGGTATATTTCAAAAATTATCCAGAAGACGCTCATGCAGGTTTTCGCACTAGCACAGAACAACAATATCGACCTGATTGAGCATATCAAGTTAAAAATGAAGTATAATGAATCACGTCCGTATCTTCACGGATGCAAATATTAGGAGGGCAAGATTATGTTTGGAATAGAACAGATTTCAAGAAGGTGCTTAATGACTTTGAGTGATGGAAGCAAAATCCAAGCTACCATCTACATTCCAAAGCCCACCAAACCCATCTTCCCTGAGCAGATGGAACGCAATATCATCGAGCAATTTAATAAATTGCAACCTCTTGCAGTAAACAAGGTTGTAAAGTGTCACATCATGAGAAATTAAAGTTATGGAAGATTTACCTATTGGGTCAGAAATCATCTTGAAGGTGGTAGAGACCGAGAAAGAACAATGCAATGGTTGTTTTTTCGATGAGATATGTAACAATATCTATGAGAATGTTTGCGAAGATTTTGACTGTAGCGCAAGCACTAGAAAAGACGGAAAGGCTGTTCAATTTAAAAGAGTGAAGTAATCATGATAGACGATAAGGAAATAGAAGCTGCTTTCGAAAAGTACAACGAGAAAGTTGAAAAAGAATTGGAGAAGAAACACATTCCAAAGCGGACATTTGCAGAACGCTATGCAGAATCAGCAATAAGTGAATGTGCTTTTAAAACTGGTGCCAAGTGGGCAATCTGTGAATTCCTTAATGACTTGTGGCATCCTGCTAGTGAAAAACCTCTACTACGAAATGGGAAATGCTTAGTAGTATACAATAGTGGCAAAATTGATATATTTAAAATCTCTTTTGTTTATGAAATGCTTTCCAATTATGGTAAAGATGGTATGGGCTGGAAATGCTGGTGTTATATATCCGATTTATTCCCAAAGGAAGGAGGTGAGCAATGAAAGAGTATAAGATTGGAGAATGTTTCAATTACAATGGCAGAAAATTCATTGTTATTGAAGATGATATAGGAGACTGTTATAATTGTGCATTTTGTTGTAACAGGTGGTGCGCTAATAATACGTTGAAGTGTAAAAATCATGCTTGGAACATTTTGAATAGGCGACTAATTGATGATTGGTTTGAAAGAGAACGTTCTGACAATAAGTGTGTAATCTTTAAAGAAGTTAAGAAGTAAGCGTATGGATAATAAATTAGAATATATACCAGGTGATTTGGTAATGACAAACGGAGTACCTTTAGGTACTGCAAAAGATGTCGTTTACCGAGTAACATCATCTGACCCATCAAAGACTTTGGAGTTAGGCGATGGAACGGTTCTGAAAGGTATTGTCTGCTTAGAGAACATCGAAGGTGCAGAATTTGGAGAGAAAGGCTATCTCTTAGGCGATAGCTGCGCTTGGGTTAAGGATATTGTTCCGATTCCACTTACTTCTGAGATTCTAGAAAAGAATGGATGGAGTAAAGAGCAAGAGAATTACTTTAATGATAGCTATCATATATTTTTAGAATGCAAATATGAGAAATACTCTGCCTACAAAGTTGTACATAATAATGTAGTATGGCTAAGAGACGTAAGAAGTGTTTCCGATTTACAGCACCTTCTCTTCGGTCTAGGTATTAATCACGAAATGGAGGGGTAGGATGAGTATAGTATTATCAATCATATTCATAGCTATAGGCATAGCATTTATGTATGTAGGCATAAGATTTTGCAGATATGTATGGCTTGCTCATGAATGGATGCTTGTTTTTGCAATAGGCTTGTGTTTTGTTTTTATGGCTATAAAACAATTAATGGAGGTGTAGTATGGAAGCATTCACAAACAATACTCAGGTTCTTTATTCTAGAGTGAAGAATGTGATATATGAATTAGTTGAAGAGAAGCCTTTTGGGACACCACTTACCCATGGTGAGGTAATCGTTGCTCTTGAAGCTATTATAAAGCAGTTAAGCTAACAGCCTTCGGGCATAAAAGATAGAATATGACAGTAGAAGAATTGATTAACGAATTATCAAAGATTGATGATAAGACTATGAAAGTCAACTTCCCATATTCTCATGGTACACAAGAGAATGGGCAACCCATGAAGGTTGATAGTGTATCAGTATTTGATGATTGTGTTGTGATTTATTAACCATCCTGCAAAGGATATAAATATAAGTAATATGGGTAAACAAAGAAAGAACCCACCTTGTCCTGTTTTTGAGAATATTAGATGTAAATATTCTGTGCAAGGGCAAAAGTGTAGAATAGATGGGTGTTATGACCCAGCAGAAATTGATAGAAATAGTAATATTCATTCTAAAATATAATTAATATGGAAGATTATCAGAAAAGAATGCTCGATGAGCATAGTGAGTTGAAAGACCGTTGGCTAAAGTTGAATGCAGCTTTAGCTAAAGATGGTTTCCGTGAAAAAGTTGGAGACTATCAGTTTAAATTGATGAAAGAGCAGTCATTGGGTATGAAAAAGTACTATCTCGCTTTAACAGCTCGTTTGACAGATATGGGTTTATTTGAATTGTGGCGCAATATGCCTGAGAAGTAACTAACCACCATCTCCTGTAAAAGGGAGATGGTAAAAAGAAGAGAATATGGACTTAGTAATTACAATATTAGGTTGGATTGCATTAGGCGTTATATCTGCTTATCTGTTAGCAATAGTATGTAAAATAATCTTTGATGCTGCAACCGCTGATTATAAGTTATACAAGCATGTAAGATTGTGTCGCAAGAGATTGCTACGAAAGCGATATGAAGATTATGCTTGGCTATTATTCCAGTTAGAGAAAGATACGGAAGTTTTCAATCTTACTCATAACACAAGAGATTGGACTTTTGAAGATTGGAGAGAATTTTATCTTAAAAAAGCAAAGGAGAATAAGAAATGAACAAAGAAAAAATAAAATCAGCTATTGAAAAGACTATTAGTTATATGAATGGTAACTATTATTCAAAATTTGAAGAAAAAATGATTGTTGGTTACCTGAAAGAAGCACTTAAAGAGTTGGAGGATTAACGTATGATATTGTATCAGATTTGGTGTAAACGTACTTATGTTAGTGGCGGTTTCTGTGAAGGCGAAGATGAGCCAACACAATTAATATTTACTACATTAGATAAGGCACGTTCAAAAATACCAAAAGACCATTATAGTAGAGAAAATGGTTCACGTGAATATCACATTGAATAAATTGAAATTGAATAAATAGTTATGGCAAGAGAATTTGAAGTAAATATTAGAGTTACTATTGACTCTAAGTGCAAAGATAGTGACGATGATATTATAGAAGAACTTATGTGTGGAGCAGATAAATATTTCTATCCATATTGTTGTAATAATGAACATATAGAGCATACTAATAGTACTGCTCACAAAATTAAATAAAAATGAGAAGTATTTTGTTTAAAGCAAAGAAACTGAGTGATGGTAAATGGGTGAAAGGTTCTCTGGTAAAGACGCCTTTCGGAACATTTATTGAATGGTATGAGGATTCTATCTGTAACAAGAGAGAAGTTGATACAGATACTGTTTGTCAGTCCACAGGACTGACAAGATTGCGAGGGCAAAGAAATTTGGGAAGGTGATATAGTGCATGACAGTTATGACCTTTTATGTATAGACAATCTCTATGAGGTAGTTTATATTGAAGAAGAAGGAACGTTTGCCTTCAAGAGTTTAGATAAAGTTGACAATTACGAGCCGTTTGTTAATTTATTTGAAGTTTATGTTGTTGGCAACAAATTCGATGAGGAGGAGTAGCGTATGAAGAAGATTATATTATTATTTGTATCGGTTATATTCCTGCTCGTTTCTTGCAACGAGAACAAAGGAATTAATGTTCCAACACAAGACTCTATTAATGAAATTAAAGTAGAGAAGCTATTTGTTGTGGATGGTATAACCGTATATCGTTTCTATGATGGTGGCAGAGTTGTTTATTTTACCAACAAAAAGGGAGAGGTAAAGGCTCGTCATGACGAATATGACCCTGCAACAAAAACCATAAGAACAAAGGTAGTAGAAACTTTATGTAATGAAGAATAGTTATGACTAAACCTTACAGAATCAAGCATAAGGCTAGTGGGTTATACTATCAGCCTTCAAGAAATCATAGTAATCTTTCCAAGAATGGCAAGGTGTACATGACAAATAACTCACTATTGATGATAAATAATAGCTATGATTATATAGCTATTAGTGTTAGAAAAGGCACGAAGGTACATGATATTTTAGAAAAGGAAATGCCCTTAAAAGGCGTAGAACGTTCCTATGGTGCAGAAGTTTGTTATCGTGTTCCAAAGAGTGAATTTGAAAAAGAAAATTTGTAGCGTATGAAAACAGAAAATATCAAGTTCAAGGCTAAACGTCTTGACAACGGAGAATGGATTGTTGGTAGCATAATCAGAAGTACTGCTGGAGTAAAAGAAAGAGCCTACATAGTAGATAACTTTAGTAGTATGAGTGATTATAGTGTTGTTGGTGTTGACCCTTCTACCGTCTGCATGTTCACAGGACTGACAGACAAGAACGGAGCACCTATCTATGAGGGGGATATAGTTATGCACAAAGATAACAATGCGGAAAGAAGAGGTGATATTAATTGGGATAGTAAAGCTGCTGCTTTCTACTTTGGTCAAGATTTCTTAGTTCACTACCATTCTGAAGATATGGTAGTTGTCGGCAACAAATTCAATAAGTAGCGTATGAAGAATAAGATATTAAACTTAATCAATTCAGCCGTTTGGTTTGTCTTGTGTTTGTTTGTAGGAGCATTGATTTTTGAGGGCATTCGCTCGTTGGCTAATAGCAATGCACCTGCAAAGAAGATTGGTATGTCAGTATTCACTGAGGAAGGACACGATTATCTGGTTGTGGACACGAAACATGGTGTTTGCGTTGTTCACACAGAGAGCTGCCCTTGTCATAAAAATAAGTAGTTATGGACAAAACAAAATTACATGCATCATTACTCTTCCTGATGCTAAAACTGGAAGAGGCAAAGAGCAACCCGATGTCTGACAAGAACTTTGTTGCTGCATTGACGGAAGTGCTCAGATTTTTCCGTGATAACGGAGAGTTGAAGAAAGCCTATGAAAGCCAAAAGGAATCATTGGCAGATATGGCAAATAGTTCTTGGGTAAAACTGGTAATGGGTATGCTTACCTCAAAAATGCAAGAAGACAAAGTTGATGCAGAGTTACCAGACATTGATGCTCTAATAAAGGAGAGTTCTTCTGATGAGTTCATCAGAAAGAAAATCAATGATATTCTTGGCGATAATTAAGTATAATTTTTTAAAGAAGAAATTATGAAGATAGAGAATTACAAAAGAGCAGAACAAATTCTTTCTACCATCAGTAAACTTGATGAGTTGAAAGATTGTATCGATAAGTTTGACGATGTAGAGTGGAGCTTCAATTATAAAGCAGTTTTTAATCACAATTTTTCAGAGATTGCAACCGACAAGGATTTTGTCTCTAGATTCAAAGATTTTATTGAGAAAGAGAAACTGGGTTTAAATGAAGAGTTTGAAAATTTATAAGCTATCTAAAAAAAATATTCCATGAAGATAGAAATCAGAAGAGTAACGGACTGGCAGCGTGTAGTGGATGCTGCTCGGTTCACACAAGGCAAGGAACCGCTGGGACATGAGCCTAGCGATGAGTTCAAGAAACAGATGATTCTCAGCGAGCATTCACCGCTTAGAGAATTGGAGTTCGATATTAAGATGTATGGCATACCATACTGGGTGAGCAATCATTTTGTTCGCCATGTTCATGCACAGCCATTCGTTTCCACATCACGACCAGATATTACTGGCTCAAAGGTGTCACGTCACGATATGCGTCAGGATGATTTGGTCAACTTGCAGCTATCCCTCAACGCTCAGGAGATTATCAATATCTCAAAACTGAGGCTCTGCAACAAGGCATCCTATGAGACAAGAGAGGTGTGGTATAAGGTACTTGATAAGTTGGCTTGTATCGAACCTTTGCTTGCATCCGCTTGTGTTCCTCAATGTGTATATAGAGGATTCTGCCCTGAGCCGAAATCATGTGGCAGAACAGGAAACAGTACATTTTCTGTCACAAGAAAATTCTACAAAAATCTTAAATTATATACTGCCAAATAATGAAATATACAAAATTTAACGTCAATGAATTTGTCAATGGGCACTTTGAGTACATCACTCCATGCCCATTCGGCATATACGGCAAGTACACCCATGAAATACTGATGGTAGGTAGCCTTGCTTGCCAGCGATGCGAGCACTTCCGAGGTATCAACAAAGAAGATGGTATCGTATCTTGTGGAATCGAATAGTTTTAAGAGTGCAGCCTATCTGCATTCTTCTTAATAATTAATCAAATTTTATATATGAATACAAAGAAAATCTCAATCATTCAGCGTATCAAGGAGAAGTTCCTTGGTAAGCAGTTCTTTATTGCAGTAATCGCTAACAAGGGAACCAGTTCCTACTTCGTCAACTCTACCATCTACCGCTCAGAGAAGGAGGTGAAGGCTTACAAGAAGTACATCACCACAGACGAGCGCATGAAACAGAGCTTCGATTTCGTAGGCTATTATGGTTTCCGTTCAAAGTTCGACTTCCGCATTCCTCTTAGCGGAAAGCCAGTATCAGTTGAAGAGGCAAAGAAACTGGCAGAGAAGTAGTATGGGAAAGTTGATAGACCTTACTGGACAGCGTTTCGGCAGATTACTCGTCTGCCGAAAATCTGATAAAGAGAACCACCAGCATGGTGCGTTCTGGATATGCAAATGTGATTGTGGCAGGGGTTGTACGGTTCTAGGTTCTGCTCTTCGTGACGGACGAACCAAATCATGTGGCTGTTACCGCTCTGAGCGAGCATCTGCCATCATCACCAAGTATGGCAACCGCAAGGGTAGACCCAAGCGGAAAGAGAAAGTTAACGGATAATATACATTTTATCACTTTTCATATTATATTTGCAACATGAAATTCAAGTATTTAATAGATAAAGTCAATGGTTTCAGACACCGCAACGATTTTGTGGTTCTGGACGGAAGAGCAAACTCGGTCACGCTCTCCAAGGGCATCTACGACCACATCATGCAGAAGGAACGTATAGACACTTCTATCTTCGTATTCAGGCTACCTGACCGAGGTACATACGGATTCTGTATGCGTGAGGACTTGGAAGAACTTCGCAAAGCCAACACCGCCTTCGCTCAGCTTCAATTTAATCAGAAGTATAAGAAGGTAGGTTTCAGAAGTGACTACCCTTCCATCACCGCCATCCTTGATGATTACAATCTTCCTATCAACAGAATGGTTCGCCTGACTTGCATCCCACGCAAGTCAGCCAAAGGAGAACCTTATTACGAAATCATGCGACCAAACTTAAATTCGAGCACATGGCAACAAGACAAGAAGTAATACTCAAAGGGCTTACCCACTCTCCATCCGACTACGATTGTCAGGATGGGGAGTTGGCAACCTGCCTCAACCTCATCAACGAAGATGGGGCACTCCACCCTATTCACCAGCCAGTGGTGGTTGATGAGAATATCTACATTCCTGATGGAACCACCATCGAAATGGTTCACAAGGTTAGCTACGACAATGCCATCCATTCCCACTACATCATTCATGGCAACTCATGGTATTGGAAAGAGAAAGGTGGAAACGGAGAAGCCCACTCGATTACTGGAATGAGTTCTTTTCATGTGAATGCGGTTACAGCCGTAGGCAACATCCTATGCTTTGTCGGAGAGAGCAAGACCATATATGCGTACTGGAAGGATGGTCAATATGTACTGATGGACTTCTCCACTATTAAATATGCCGGTATCAGCGTAAGAGAAAACAGTAACAAGACATACGATGTAATCGAAACTAACGATACTGTTTCTGACATAGATGACCATGCAACAGACAAAGGTAATCATTACATCAAGTTCAAGGATAACATTGACGGAAATGCAGCCCACAAACTCTTCTTAGCCAAAGATGCCTACCTGAACAAGAAGATGGATGATGAATCTTTCAAGTATGTTCAGTTTGGTGTATTGGCATTGAAGCTGTATGATGGTAGCCACATTCTTGTCGGGAACCCTTTTACCATCACAAACGGTGAAGGTGTAGACAACAACATCAATCTTTGGTACGCATACCAAGGTGCTACATTTCAGGTAGAAGGACAAGGAGAGAAGTTCACTTCTACAGACAGAACTCATTATGCCGTACACCTTAAACAGAGCCTATTCAAGTACAAGTTAAAGATTGATTTCAGAGACATAAGCAAATACGAAGACATCATTGATGGTGTAGATGTTTTCGTCAGCAATAGCATATATCCGTATAAGACCAACGTAGAGCTCAACGAGGTACAGAAAAAAGCATATAATGACAACACAGACCAGTTTCTGCAAATTAAAACCGAAGAATACGGAACTTTGATTCTAAGAAATGTGTTTGGACTAGGTGCAAAGGAATGTCTCGGTCACTGGTCATACCCTGCTCTATCCAAGGATGAGTTCAACGAGAAAGTAAGCAATCTTACTTTCTACAAATCGGTCAGCTTCACCTACAACGATATTACCAAGCATAAGGAGAAATACTTGAAGAGAGTATTGGAGACGGAAGAATCGCTATCATTGGCATCTAGCTTCCGAGATTCTTTCGGGGCAAAGTGTGCCATCACATACAACAACCGTCTGCATCTGGCTAATGTCAGTACCACCAAACGCTCTACGGTAAACGGATATGTCTCCAATAAACTAGGGTATGCTAGGGTTATCACACACGTCAAATACAAGTACAATGGCAATACCTTGGAATCATACGGTGTAGACAGTCTGCAATTCCCTCTCGACCCAGTACTGGCTTTTCCAAGCGAAAATGTGATTTCTTACGAAGTATACGTCAACTACGGTGGTTCGTACTACCATAAGGAGGTCGAAATCTACGACAAGAACCAACTTGGTCTCTCATTCTATACCGAATATGATTCAGGCAAACTGCAATATATTAATTCAGATAAATTTGAGTCCATTTCGTCTTCCACTTGGAATCAGGTATTGGCAACAGCAACCTCCTTCCAGCCAGCCAACATATATTCTCCCTCCCTTGTAAAGGTGAGTGAAGCAGAGAACCCTCTTGTCTTTCCTGCAAAGAACAGCGTTCAGGTTGGTTCATCTGTAGTGAATGCGCTTGCAGCCAACACCCGACCTATCAGCGAAGGTCAGTTTGGAGATGCTCCTCTCTATGCTTTTACCGATGAAGGTGTATGGGTATTGATGCTGGGTAGTGAAGGAACCTATCAGGCTCGCCAACCAGCGCAGCGTGACATCTGTTCCAACCCGAAGGGCATCTTGCAGATTGATGATGCCGTTCTGTTCCCTACAGAGCGAGGAATCATGATGCAGCACGGAAGGGAAGCTGTATGTATCACGGACGTATTGGACGATTATCCATTCGACTTCTTGCAGGTTTATTCCAACTCCACAAATGATAAGACCTACCCGAACAGATTGCTTGCGCTCGGAAATATCCCTGAGTCAGACGTGCAGTACGTGAGGTTCAGAACCTACCTACAGTCAGCAGATATGATTTACGACTATTACGATAGCCGTATCATTGTCTTCAACCCAAGCTACACCTATGCTTATGTGTATTCATTGAAAAGCAAGCTGTGGGGTACGATGCACAATGTATTCAGCAAGCGAGTAAACATCTATCCTGAGTCATACGCAATCAACGATAACGGAAGTATTGTTGATGTATATGTCAGGGAGCCAACGGAAGACGTGAGGTACTTCCTCTGTAGCCGACCGTTATCTCTCGGTCAGGAAGATGTACACAAGACCATGCTTGATTGTATAGCTAGGGGTAATATGAACGGTGTAGTGAATGGAAAATGCGGTATGGTACTATTTGGTAGCAACGACCTGAATAACTGGTACTTCATCGGTTCTTCTGCTATCAAATACCTCAGAGGGTTGGTTGGTTCACCATTCAAATATTTCAGAATCGTCATGATGGGATGTCTCAGAGTAAACGAGTCTATCAGCAGACTCTCTACCGACTTCCAGTCAAGATGGCAAAATAAACTCAGATAATTATGGCAGAAAAATTATTGAATTTCGATTATAGTAAGGCTACGTTTGGAGCATCCGTAGGATATATGGCTGGAAACATAATTAAGATTGCCACTTATGTCTCATTCGAGTCAGACACATATTTTGATGGTTTTATCTCTTTTGGAGATAACTATAAGTATGGTTTTATGAAAGACGGAAGATTCTATACCCAAGAAGGCATATATATTGCCCAACTCGGTATTGTTGATTCCACCATCACAAAGACCACAGGAACGAAACTCGTCAGAGAAACCTTTTCCGATGGAACATCAAACGCTCGCCCATTCCCTAGAAACGGAATAGAAACAACATCAGAAACAGGTGGAACAGAAGAAAGTGACAAAACAGAGGAAATCTTCTCCATCGCTACTCTACAGCCTAGAGAAGAAGTAGCCGCAAGTTGCTTGCAGTCTATGCTCCAGCAGTATGAAAATCCGCTCAATATAGACAACACCAAGATTAAGCAACTTGTAAGCAAGTCATTCTTGTTTGCTCAGGAGTTCATCAATCAGGCTGTTCTGTATCGTGAGAAGGAGACAACATCGGCAACCGTTGAGAACAACAAGTACGCATCAGTTGATTCTGATTCTCTCAGCAGCGACACCGATAAACTGCTCTACAACATAGCTACAGCTATCAACAACTTTATCGCTCAGGATAAGAATCAGTATGCCGACCAGCAGAAGAACGGATTAAAGCTGGCTGCTACAGACGTAAATGTCAAGACCTTGCCTGAGAGTATCAATATTAATGCTGCTGTTACTGGTTCGGTAACTACCAAGCAGGAGTCCACGTCTAGTGGAACATAAACTTAGATAAATATTTTTTTGCTATATAAAAAATAAAGGGAAGCAGTCCGTGATGGATAGCTTCCCTTGCTTTATCTTAGCCTTAAACGACTAATCATTTAAAATGGATGCAAAGCGATTCTTGCTCTAACAGCCGAGCGGTTGCTTGCATCCTTAATCTTCTGTTTTTTATCCTCAGCGAGTGCCCAGAATCTATCAGCACCATCAGGAAACACAATTATTAACCATTCATAAAGGCATTGGTTCACGATATAGTCATGCAAGTAGACGGTCATGGTATGTACACTTGTCTTAGAAAAACCTTGCGGCATTCTCATCGCCAAGTAGTAGGCATCCTCCTCGTTGGTAGGCGAACCTATACACTCTTCCCACTCGTTGGAATCAAAGCCGCCACCGAGCATTTCCACCTTGGTGAAACGGAAAAGCATTTCTCTGCAATCCTCTACTGCTGAGTCTAGAATCCTTGCTAACTTATCTCGGTTTCCTTCCTCTGATACGTCAAACACATTCTTTAATTGTTTTTCATCTATACCTTTCTGCTTGGAATAAGAATCAGCAAAAGAAAAAGCAGTATTCTTGATGTCATATACCAACTCATTCTTTTCCAACTCTATCATCACTTTATATCCTTTATTACAATACCTCATATCCTATCCTCCTATCTTGTTGGTCTTTTACGTGTATAAATGATTGCGTCAATCTTTAGCAGCAAAACGTTTGCCTTGGAGAGATAATCTTCCACCTTATCCTTATAGACTACTGAACACCATTCTGCTACTATTTTGTTGACTACATAACTAAAAACCGTTGATTCTAAGGTCTTAAATAAACTCTCATTAAAAAGGCTGCTTACTCTCAGACCAAAGACCTCGTTGCTGCCTGAGTCACACTTCTGCCATCCAAGAATACTCTCCAAGGCTACGGAAACATCATCAATGGAATCTTCCCAAAAGCCTTCCAGCATTTCTCTATCAGCTTCCGTCACAAACACTTGGTCATACAGACTTTTTCCGTTTTTATCCAAGTTCTTTCCTCCTATGTAGGCAGTAGTCTTTGCCACCTCCTCATAGATGTCACTTTTCGTGATTGTCAATGTGAAATTTGCCATTCTTTATCTTTTTATAGAGTTTATAACCTAATACGATTAGCAGAATGCAGAGTGCTCCAAAAGACCATACTGCATACTTCAACTGAAACTGCTCCCACTTGGAGAGTTGTTTTTCTACTGGGTAGGGAACTGGGATGGAGTCTCTTTTCAGGAAGGAATCCACCTTCACCTTATACACATTTTTATAAATGCTCTTCTCATGCCATCGGTCAAGAAAGCAAGTATCTCCCTTCTGTCTGAAGAAGATTGAATCACGCACAAAAACGCTGTCAGAAGTATGCAGCGTATCGTGTTTTACTACGTCCCGACATACAACTTTTTCCATCGGGACGTATTTTGTTTTGCATCCCGACAGAAAAAATGCCACCAGCAAAATGCCAATCACGTATAGTGCTACTTGCCAAAAATCAGTATCGTACCATTTTACTTTCATAGGCTAAACATTAAAGACCTTCTTTGCTCTTGTAAGAAACTTTCGTCTTGATTCCAAGCCGTTGGTTCCACCATTGATTGTTTTGGTAATAGCAACGAACCTATCACTATCAGCCAGTTTGTTCAGGTCATGTTTCCACCACCACCACATAGCACTCTTCGTTGCTCCTAGCGGAAGCTCCAGCAACTGAGGATTCTCCATGATGTCACCAGTGCAATACTTGCTGTTCTGATAAGCCTGATAGTTGGCTCTGCCAGTAATCTGAATCAATCCCCTACCCCGATACTTGTAGCCATCACCATCTTTAAGGTTGCCGAGCATGTTCTTCAACTTGCCCACATCATACCTATGGAAGTAGTTTCTGTTGCCGAGTTCCTTGGTGTATCTCAGTTCGCCACTCTCATGTGCAATTTGAGCCAAGAAATGAGCCATTCGCTTAGGAGTATCAATATGGAACACCTCAGCATAGCCATTGATATAAGGAAGAAACGCATCCACCTTATCCTTGGCATTCGGCATAATAGCCAAAATCTGTTCTCTTGTTACCTTCATATTACTTGCCCTCCTTCACTTGTTTCAGCATACTTGCGAGTTCATCCTTCACCTTGCTCTCAAAGTTGCCTAGTTTTGTCTTGAAATAAACGTTTACCCCGAATATTGCTCCAGAGTAAACCAATGTCTGACTGACATACCACAGCACACCATCAGACACCACATAATTGTTGAGAAAGAATGATAGGAAGGTGAGCACAACACCACTCACTAGCATTCCTATAGCTGCACCATATTGCAATCCTTCACGTACATTTGGAGTCATATCTTATATTTATATATTATTAATAATATGCAAAGATAAGAAATGATTCCCAATTAGTTACTTTATCCGTTTATTGTGTGCCATATTTTGCTGGTAGGATGCAAGCAGTCAGGGTCTTGCAGATACTCGATAGCCATCAAAACCACCATTTCCTTCAACTCATCAGCATCTTTGCTATATCGCTCCAGCATCACATGATGGTCACTTCTCATCAGGTTCATAGTCACAGCCAAATCATGGATGGTATAGTCAGAAATATCATCCTGATGCTTGTCAAAGGCATCCTTTATCTCATCATCCGAGAAGAAAGGAGCCGTATGCTTGGTTCCGTCAGCATCCTCATACCACATCTTGCTGATAGCATCATCGGCAAAGTGCTTGTCAAAATGCTCTTCGCTCAACACACCATACACCATCGCACAAAGATGATGCTCCTCCACATCGCTCAACTTGCATGAGAGATACTTGCCGACTGCCTTAGCTATAGCCAACATCTGTTCAGGAGCCATTTCCTGCTGATACTTTTCTACGAAATCTACGAAATTCATACCTATACAAATTAAAAGTTTATGATGTTGCAAAGATACGAATATCTTAAACGCAGCACCATAAACTCGTAGATATTTCTGTAGCTATCTGAATATCAGACAAATACAGTTACGATAAAAAACACCTCCTTTCTTTATTCGTCCTTAAATCTGGTTCTCTTCTCTCCACCCCTCGTCCAGATGTCGCTTTCCTTGCGTTTCGCCACCTTTCCGATAACGTCATTCTCGTAAAGTTCGGGCTTATTCTCCCTACCTTGGGTCTCTGAAGCAACACCACCATTCGGGTTGCCACCTTGGCTGGCATCAGGTTTCCCATTGCCATACCATTCCTTGTCACTTGGTTTGTCTGCAATCATAACTATAAACTATTAACTATAAATTATAAACTAAGCAGCAAGCGGTGGGTTCTGTCCGTCAGGACTCACTCCCTGACCGCTCATCATCTGCTGCAACATCGCCTGAGCCTTCGGATTGCTCTGTGATGCCTGAGCAACTTGGGCTTGAAGCTGAGGAGAGAATCCTTGTGGAGTCTCACCATTCTGAATGGCTTGCTGGTTGGATGCAACCGATTGCAACAACTCCTCTCCAAATGGGAAATCTCCTACTTGCAACAACTGCTCCAGCGTGATAGCCTGATTCTGCCATAAGGTCATAAGGAACTCATTTGCCATCTGTCTGTATACAGGAGTAGCCGTACTTTCCGTGATGTTGATGTCAAACTCAACGTCTCGTATCTTCTTAGGGTCGTAGTGTACAATCTGTCCTGCCCTACCCACGATATTGAAGTTACGAGCCACGTCATAGTACTGCTGCATATTCTTCACGGTCTTGTAAGCACCATCAATGATGAACTGGCTGAATGTCTCCAATATATCAAGCAGCGACATGGTAGCATTCTGTGTCTGCTGTGCATAGAGCGAACCGCTCGTACCTGATACTCCTGGTTTACCTTGCAATGCTCCGTTCACTCCCGATATATCCTCAAAGAACTTCAACTGATAGCTGAGCAAATCACCGATACCGATGTTCGTAGAGTTATTCGCCACTTGCTGAGGAACCTGACCGCTCTTGTTTGGCTTGTATCTCACCACACCATTGAATCTACTCCACTCATCGCAGAAATCATCCCAACTCATATCATCAGGAAGACAATCCTCAGGACAGAGCAGCACACCCTTGGCACTCGCACGCATGATGAAGTCATACATCGTGATAAGTCGGTTCACGTATCTCTGCTGGTCAATCACATCTTCCACGAAGCTGTGAATCTCGCCATCAATAAACGGATAGAACTTAAAGCAGTATGGATGCTCACCATGAGCATAAGGAGTCTCGCCTTCTCTCAGAATATCACCGAAAGGAGAAAGATAGTAGAAATGCCAGTAATCATCCATAAACCACTCGGCATCAATCAGAGGAATATCCTCTTCCAGCATGCCAGCAGCCATACCTCGCCTGATTCTGTCTCTGTTCTCTGCATCTACAATATCAGCCTTATCCTCAATATCAATCTTGAAATCATCGCCATTGTTGTAGTCGTGGCATCGGTACCTTGGCTTACTCTCCTTGCGCCAAACCTCAATCACTCGGCAGAGCGAAGGGTTGGCAGGATTCATAAAGTCGATAGTCTTAGGGTCGAACTCACCGAATCGCTGAGTGCAGTCTGCAATCACGAAATCTCGGTTAGCCGCTAACCGGTATATTTCCTTCAACTTCCTAGCTTCAGCAGGAGACTTGGCAAACTCTCTCAGCACGTTGCCGATGGTAATGTCATGCACCTCACCCAAACAACTCACGTCCCAACCACGGAAATCCCTCATATTGTTGTCTATGAAGAAATTGTTCGGATTCACGTAGTCAGTCCAGCAATCCAACCTGCCTCTTCGCCATCCATACTTTTTCTTATAGATAGCAGCACCGCTTATCAGGAACTCTTCCATGGTTCGTGCATCCAGTTCCGTCTCTCGGTTCAGTTGTCGGTTACATTGCAGCACCACGCTCATGGTCTCACCATATCGTTTCTCATCCTTATCTCTGGCATTGCAGGTAGGTTCCTTGCTCTGGGAGCGATATACACCCAGCACATTCTTCACCAACCTACGGATAAGGTTGTTCTTCAATGGTTCGCTACCCTGCTCACGGATATAGTCTTCCTCCTTGATACGCTTTTTAAAGCCACACTTGCTTTTGAACTCAATGGTATCGCCCCATTGGTCTCCATAGCAGTATCGCTTGTTTCTCAGTCTTCGCTTTCGGAAGTTATCCATGTTGTTGTAGTATCGTTGAGCCTCCAGCAAGATTGAGAAGGCACGCTCGTATGGCTTGTCAAATCGGTTCTTGGATGCCTTCACGCTATCCAGTTCTTCCTTGTCAAGCACCCTACTCAACGATAGCAGTTTGGTTTCTTCTTTCTTCTTTGCCATAATTTATGATGTTGTAGGTTCAACAATATGTGCCAACTTTCTAGCCACTCCAAGGAATCCGCTTGCAGTATCGGTATCGCCAAGGCTGATACAAGTGAGATAGCCAGCCATGTATAAGATGGAATCTTTCAGGACGGAAGGCAGACTGATTTTCTGTTCGGTAGTGATAGATGGAACCTGAACGTAGATGAATGCCAATGTAGCATCCTGCTTTTTACTAGTATATAGTTCGATACTCTTGCCGTTAGCCGTATGCACGATAGCCGCAATCGGTCGCTCAGGATTTCCCCTAACTCCATATTTGCAGTTCTGATACTTGTAGGCATCATCGCTCTCTGAAATGATTGTAGCAGGACGGTTCCAGCCTTCTGCCTTCACAGAAAGTATTCTCAGCATATCGGTAGGCAAGACCATCTTACCCACGTAATAGCCGTTGCTATCCGTCCACGTTACAGCATTCTTACACGAAGTACCTTCCACCTCAGGAGCATCCGAAAGAATGATTCTTGCTGCATCTACGATTTTACTCTCAATAAGTTCTGCTTGCGAGAGTGTATCAGAATCGCTAGGAGCCAGCAAACCAGCAGACTCTTGGTTTCTATCCAAGAGCACCTTCACCTCTTTCACTAAATCAGATACAGCATATTCTACCATTACTCTAAACCTTCTAGTTCAACACCATTTTCTTTAGCAATCGCCAAGATGTCTTCCTTGGTCTTCATCTTGGAACGGCTCACACCATAGGTCTCAGCCAGATAGTCCTTGGCATCCTCAACGTCTGTCACTACGTGGGTCTTCTTCTCGTCAGCCACCTTCTTCTTTGCCTTGGCAGCAGCCTTCTTCTTAGCTTCCGCAGCTTCCTTCTTCTCGTCAATACTCTCTGCCAAGAAGAACTTGTCTTTGAACCAATAATGAGACTCGATAGCCTTCTGTACCTTAGGGTCTCTTGTCATATAGACACTGCTGCCCATCGTTTTACCCTCAAAGACAATACGCATTCTCTCATCACCTACCATAACGCTGAATGCCAAATCAGTACCTGCTTGATATTTATTAAACATGATTATACCTTATTATATATATGTGTTACTAAAAAAGGGATGGGGCTAGTGCCCACACCCCTCACTATTTGATGAATAAATTGCAATTCTACTTGCTTTTAGGCAGCAGCCTTGGTTTCCTCTGTATCAGAAAGGCTATCTGTTGCAGGAACCGCAGCAAGGCGCATACGAGCGTGTGCCTTAGGGTACTTCAAGTACAGACAAGCTACCTCCTGAATAACTACTGCATCGGTGTTACGGATGCCAGCCTTCTTCAAGTCGAGCACGTTTCGAGTCCAAGACAAGTGTACTCGCTTAACCAAGAACTCAGGGTCAAGAGCAAAGCCGCAGTCACTCATACCGAAGATGTCAAACAACTCAGAGTGAATCATCAACACCTCACCGAAATCGGTCTCCCAACTCTTGAACTTCAAGTCCCAAACCTCAACGGTGTCCTTCAAGCGGAACTTGTCAGAATCAATCTTACTGAATGCGCTCACGAAGTCTGAACCAGCGATAATCACCTTGCGCTTGTTGCCGATACCAGTACCAACAAACAAGTCTTTTGAAATGTCAACCAACTCCAAATCAGTAATCACTCGTTCATTCTTGCCGTAGCCCTTCTTAATATCGTCAGCAGTAGCAACATGACCTACCTCAATATCCTTACCAGCCATCCACCAAATACCCTTGGTAAACCACTGGGCAGAGTTGTTCTTGGTAGTATGCTTGATACAAGCCATATCACCGAAGAGATAAGTACCTTCCATCGCAAGACGCATATCATAGATACTATCCTCCTCGATGTCAGAGAAATCCCAGTCTACTCGCTTAGCTGCAATCTTATTAAAGGTACTCTCCTCTACCTGAATCATGAAGTTCTGGCAGTACTGAATCTCAGAATCAGGAAGGTTGTTGAAACGACCTGTCTGTACATCCAACTCACCGCAACTCTTAGCCATACGGATAAGTACCTGACCCTTCTTCAAAACAGGAATGCCGATAGCCTGCTTGCTGACCAACTCACCATTTACAGCATACACAATAGGATAACCCTCTGTATCTTTACCGCAAACGCAAAGTTCCAAATCAGGAGTAGGAGCATCTGTAATTGTTGAATAGGCAACACCCTTATAGTTGGTAATAGCCTTCACACCCACCACTCGGATGGTATCATCCAAAGTAAACATTTCAGGGTCTTCTACCTTCAATACCATAGATGTACCAGTACTCTTCTCGGTATCCTCCTTGACGGTTGTCTTGATAGGACGTGTACCGATACTCCAATACTCAACTACAAACGAACTAGCAGGCTTGGTTGTCGCATAGCGTGAAATCTGGTCAACTGGAGTAGCCATCGGACGAATCTTGGTAATCTTGTCGTTGATGTCGTTCTCATAGAACTCCGTACCATTCTCGTTAAAGTGCTCACGACCTTTTCCCTCAGTAGCGATACCATCATCCTGACGAGCCGCACCACCATTGCCAGCATCATCGGCAGCAGTAGCACCACCAGCTTCCGCAGCATGACCACTCTCGGTAGTACCGCCATCAGGCAGAGCCGCCTCAGCCATGATAACCTGACCATTCACTCCAAAAATAACTGCCATAACCATCAGGAAGACGGAAAGCAGCCGATTAAATGTACTTTTCTTCATTGTTATCCTAAATTAATTAAACATTATATATTATCTTTTTACCTTTTCTCATTATCGAATGTGTGTTCTCTTCTCGTTGCCACGCTGCCAGATATTACCCCTACGTGATATTCTACCAACAGCACCAAGGTCAGGCTGATTATCCGTAGGCTTGGTCTCCGCATTGGCAGAATCAAGGTCGGCAGTACCATCACCCTTCTTTCTCAGTTCAAGGTTCTTGACGTGCTTGCTGTTCTTGCCACGAACCTCACCTTCATGGGCTGCATCAGCCACATCGGTATCATGGTTCTTAGCCTTGATAAAAGCAGTAATCATTTCCTCTGTAAACTTGCCAGTCACCACATTGCGCATTGTCTGAAAGCACTGGTCGATAGCATCGTTCACAGCTTCCTCGCCATACTTCTCCTCTAACTTGTCGAACACCTCGTAACTGGATGGCATATTCTTGTCATACTCCTCCTGCAATTTCTTGCCGTTGGCAGCATTCTGCAAGAACTCCGACTGAGCCGATGCTATCTCATCCGCATTGTCTGGGTCAGAGTAGTAGTCAATGGCATCCTCGCCATGTGTGCGAATCAACTCGGCATAAGGACTCTTACCTGCCTTCATTGCTTGTAGGAAGGTAGCTGCCTCAGGGTCACTGCCCAACCAGTCACCCATCGCCTTCTCATTATCCTTATAACCCTGCAAAGCCTTCTGGTCGGCATCATAATCATCATTGATGGCTCCATACATAGCTTCATCATCCGCATACTCCGTATCAGGGTGGCGGGTCTTCAAACGCTCCAAAGCCAAGTCTCTCTTGGTCTTGGTATCTTGCTGTTTTGCAGCACCAGCATTCTGCTCAATATTTGTATTTTCGTCCATATATATATGTGTATATTTATAAATCAATGCCCAAAATTAATGCTTTTTTCCGATTTTCATCTTTTATCCGTTAATTTAGTCTAATCGGATGCGACTAATTCAATACTTTTTTGTATATTTGCAGGGTCAGATATGAAATATAAGGATTCACGATGCTATTTTATAGAGGAACGTGATGCTGATTTATTGAGGGCTTACAAAGAAATTATTAATGTAAGAGACAATATCAGACTCTCAGAGATTGAGGAAAAGCTAGCCCAATCTCCGAGCAGAAGATTTTGGGTTTCAGAAGACCGTGCTTATATAGTCATATTAGACTTGCTGAAAGGAAAACCTCTTGATAACATGATTCCTACCCGAAAGGAAATGTATCAGGAGATTTTCAGACGATTCCAGATTCATAAGAGTAATGAGCCATATCTGAGTAATATGGATATTATCAAACGTGTATGTGCTGAAAAAGCACCCAGTTTCTATTTGACTCCTCAAAGCATACACGTAATTCTTAGCAGGGTGAGAAAGGAGGAGAAGCAAAGATGCTACGAGATACGAAAGAGAAGATTGCGCTTTATGCTGGGTACATTATAATAATGTGTATCACTTTTCTTGGATATGATGGCATGGGTCTCTTTGACGATTGTTCTATTCAGAACCGACTAAGCTACCCTTTCTTTCATCAGAACATCTTTCATGCAGCCATCAACCTTTATGTCTTCCATCAATGCTACCGAGCCATCCCTTGTGGCATCGGTCACTTGGTGGCATTCTATCTTATAGCCATCAGCTATCCCTTCACCTCATCCCTACCAATCATCGGTCTAAGCGGCTTTATCTATGCTTACATGGGCTTTATCGCCCCATACGTGGAGAATAAGGTAAGATACAATCTCACCATTCTCCTATATATCTGTGTTGGAATCTTCTTCCCTTGCATGGCAGTTGGAGTCCACATCTATTGCTATGTACTTGGTCTGTTGTGGGGTTATTTAAATGCACCGCTATGCCAAGACAAGTAACCGCCAAACTGACTGATGCACTCGATAAACACGTATTGGGCATCCTGAAAGAGAACGAGAAACGAATCAAGGAAATCAACACGCCATTCAATCCTATCAAGGGTGAAGGTTGTGGAGATAAGCGATTCCTGCTATTTCTTCCTGATTTCCCGATTCAGAGACAGCAGCTTCCAGTTTCAATGAAGAAGATTCCGCTCGTCAAGATGCTCATTGAGTTTGGTAGTTGCAAGGCTGTAATCAAGGAACTGCACAAGGATATAGACGAACCATACGACCTAGAAGAAGAGATTGAGCAACTGGTGGAGCAGTTTACTCGCATCAGGATGAAACACGACCCTTTCTTCTTCTTTGCCACATTCATCTATATCAAGCCGAAAGGTGGAGGTCTCCCCTTCCGCTTTGTGCTCAGAAGACCGCAGCGAAGACTGCTCAGGTGGCTGGAGGAGCGAAGGAAGAAGAATCGCCCTATCCGTCTCATCCTGCTGAAAGCCCGACAATGGGGAGGTTCTACGGTTATTCAGATGTACTTCCTCTGGCTGCAACTCATGTGGCAGAAGGGTCTCAACTCGCTCATCGTGGCTCAGGTGAAGGACACAGCAGAGACCATCCGTGGTATGTTCGAGGAAGCTCTGAAAAACTTTCCTACCAAGTTCCTCTACGAAATGGGAGAAGCATTCTCTGAGAACGAGCCGAAGTTTGTTGGAGTAGGAACATCAGGTAATGTAAAGAAGGTTCCTCAGCGATTCTGCAAGATTAAGGTTGGTTCCATGGAACGACCACTATCAGCCAATGGTGAAGACTACAACTTGGTACACCTTTCCGAGGTTGGTTTGTGGAAAAAGACGGATGGTAAATCTCCTGAGGAGGTAGTACAGAATGCTACCAATGGTATCTTGTACCGACCATACACGATGATTGCCTATGAATCCACAGCCAATGGTACTGGCAACTTCTTCCACAAGGAGTGGCTTGCAGCAGTCAAGGGAGAATCTCAGTTTGAGCCGTTCTTTGTTCCTTGGTACGAGATATACGATATGTATCATCTTGAATTTGAAAGCAAGAAACAGAAGGTAGAGTTTGCCAAATGGCTATACGAGAACCGCAACAATACCAATACGATGTCCGACCGAGAGGAGCCATGTACCTATCTTTGGAAGTTATGGACACTGGGTGCTCCACTCGAAGCCATCAACTGGTATATTGCCGAGCGCAGGAAGTTCACCGACCATGCCGATATGGCTGCTGGCTACCCTACCGGTGATATTGAAGCATTCAAACATTCAGGAGCCAAGGTGTTTGCCGAAGACAAGGTTGACAAGTTCCGCAAGGGATGCCGAGCACCTAAGTTCATCGGTGATGTTTATGGTGACGGATATAAGGGAAAGAAGTGTATGCTGAATATCCGATTCTGTGAAGACAAACAGGGTCAGTTGTGGATATGGAGCAAGCCTGAGACCTTTGATGATTGCAAGGTGATAAACCGCTATCTGGTAGTAGTGGATATTGGTGGACGTAGCAAGAATGCCGACTGGTCTGTTATCTGTGTCATCGACCGCTATTGGATGATGGAAGGCGGCAAACCATACGTGGTAGCCCAATGGTACGGACACATAGATATGGACTTGCTGGCATGGAAGGCGGCTCAGATAGCCAAATACTACAACGATGCTCTGCTGGTGATTGAATCCAACACCTTGGAGACGAAAGACAAAGAGCACATCTTAGAAGGTGGTGACCAGTCTGAGTTCATCCTGAATCAAATCAAGGACGTATACGACAACCTCTATGCACGCAAGCAGAGCGAATCGGACATCAAGAATAAGGTTCCAGTGAAGTACGGATTCCATACCAACGTGGCAACCAAGCCGATGGTTATCTCAGTATTGGTTCAGGTTATCCGTGAACAACTCTATGTAGAGCGAGACGATAGATGCTTAGATGAATATCTCACCTACGAGAAGAACGGAACCGTATACGAGGCAGCAGACGGAAAGAACGATGATTTGCTCATGACCAGAGCCATCGGACTCCACATCTGTTTCAATGAAATGGAAATGCCTAAGATGATACAGAATCAGGCAAGAGTAATGAGAAGAAAGGTTTCTGTTTCGGCAGCAACCATCATATAGTTTCAAACAATAATAATTACGATTATGAAAGTAACAAAGATTTTCAAGCGCATCAAGTGCGAAATCATGTACCGCCAAGCTACGGCTAAGGCAGACTACGCATCCAAGAAGAACAATGGTGAAATCTTCTATGTTCTTCCTACGCAGAAGGGCAACCTCATGATTATGAACCGCAATCTCTTCGAGGCATTCAAGAAGACCAAACTGGTAGACAACGACATGAAGGTCAGAGACCTATTCAAGGATTGTGTCTACCATACCAACTGCAAGAGTGAGAAGGGAAAGCGCAGCCGCAAGCGCAAATTTCTCAGATGGAAGGGATTAATCTAAAATTTTTCTGCCCTAAATAAACGGATAAAAGATAGGTGGAGAAAATTCTGCCTATCTTTGCCTATTATTAATAATGTGTATCAAATATGATTTATAAAATAGTACAAGGAAATAGTTTCAAACTCCACATCATGGTGCGGAAGATGGACGTATCGAAAGAGTTCCAGCGACTCGTTGATTTCGATATGAATCTAGCCACCGACATCAGAGTAGAGCTATCGGGCTGTTTCTGCAATACAATTTCTGTTCCAGTACAAGTAGCAGGAATCCAAGGCAACGTACTGATATGCGACATACCTTCCACCCTCGATTATGGCAACTACAACGTCAGGGTATCATGGAAGTATGATGGCAGCGAAATGGTCAGCATCGAGCGCAACCTTCTGAGAATCGTAGAACACAACTCTATGAGTAATGTTCCTATCGGTGTTACAGAAGGTGAGCATACTGGCTTATTCAACCTTCGCTACTACATCGTGACCGAGAATCAGTCTACTTGCCCTATTTCTTTCATCGTTGATAACGTTAAGTTCAGCTACACCATCAATGATGAAACCCAAATGGTGGAGAGTCAGGAGAACTTCGTGATTAACGGAACTATCAGCAACGGAAAGAAACTGGAAGCTCAGTTCATGCCTATAGAAGGTTTCAGCATCGGTCAGGTAAAGGTTATCATGGACGGAAAGGACGTTACTGCTGAATATTACAACAGCAACACCCACAAGGTCTTCATACCAGCCGTATCAGGCTATGTTACCATCACAGCAAGCGGAACCGTCAAGGCAAGCTATTATAGCGCATCATCAGCCAAGAATATGAGTGAGTTGAACATGGAAGACCTTACGCTTATGGAAGGCACTCTTGTCGGTCAGACTCTTACCATTGAAACCACGGAAGAGAAACCATACATCTGGTTTGCAAGCCGCCAGCCGCTGGAATTTAATCAATGTGGGTTCGAGGCATCCATGAACACCACAAAGCTAGGTGACCTCTACTACTATTGGTCAGACGAACTTATAGCTGGTGATGATAACGAATATCAAATTAAATTAAAAGAATAATATGGCAGAAAAGAAAAAATACAACAGCATCCTTATAAGTGGGCGCAAAGACGAGACTCTGACATATTCGAGATACGTCAAAGACGAGGAATCTGGAGAATCCGTCAAGGAATCGCTCGACAAGAAAGTCAACACTACAGACAAGTTGGAGACTCATCAAATCAAGGATGGTGCTATCACCAACGAAAAGATGGCTGCTGGTTCTGTTGGCAACACCAATCTCCAAGATGGTTCTGTCAGCAACGAGAAACTGGAGGACGGAAGTATCACCAATGAGAAATTGGCAGAGAACTCCATCACAAAAGACAAGTTGAAAGACAACACCATCGGTGTAGAGAAGTTAGACCCAGAGCTTCGTCAAACTATTAATGCTGCTACTGGTCTTCCTGAGGAATTGGTAGAGAGTATTCAGAATGTGGATGAGAACCTAGCCAAACTAAATGATACGGTTTATCCTATTACTCTTGGATTCAGTCTAACCCAGAATGTAGGTACGATGCAGACAGAAATTCGCTATTCTGTTTCAAGCGACAACAAGCCGCTTGTGCCAGATACTTCTATAATCAGCAAGCAGATTAACGACAATGCTCCTAAGAATCTCTCAGACACTCCATCATCAGGTGGAACCCTATCCACCCCAATCGAAGGAGCAAGAGAAATATTCAAGTATGCAGTAACCAAGGAGGGAAGAACTGGAAAGAGTTCAACCCAGACTCGTTATCTCTGCTACCACGGAGGAAACTCAGCAGCCACAATGACCGCTGAAATCCTAAATACGCTCAACAAGGTATCATCCGCAGGAGTATCATTCAATCCAAAGGTAACAACCAAGGATAATGATTACATCTGGCTAGTAGTACCTAGTTATCTCTCAATCGCCCGTGTAACCAGCGCAGGATTCGATGTAACTCTTGCTGCTCCTCAGGCTATCAACAATAGCCTAGGCAGTTTCAAGGCATACAGAACCGCCAATCCTCTCACAGCAGCTACATGGAATTTAGTAATATCATAAACGTATAAAGATTATATAATATGAGTATAAATTTAACAGACGAGCTTCTAGCCAAGACCAAGAAGGGTAAGATAGCCTCAGCCAAGCAAGTGTTTCTTGAAGGAGACCAAGAGAACTTGCAGCAGATAGGAGATAAGACCCATCAGTTGGAGGATGCCATCAAAGACATCACTGTCTCAGGTGGAGCATCTACTGCCAATGCTGTATCTTATAATAATGAGACTAGTGGCATGACCGCAGTCACCGCCCAAGGAGCCATTGATGAACTTGCTGCTAAGAACAAAGTACAAGATGTCACTATTGGTACTAAGGCAGAGAAGTCAGAGGTAGCTACAGAACTTGACAAGAAGTTCGACAAGGAAAATGTTGTTCAGGAACTTGGAGATTCCAAGGAAAAGGTAATCTCTCAGTTTGCTCTTCCATTCAGAACAATTGAAAATTCTACGTATCTGTATGTTATTGTAGATTCTATTAATCATTTCATAGCTGGAATTAAAAAAGATGGCTCTATAGAATGGAAGAAAGGCATCCCTACACCTATCAAGGTTATGTTAGAAGCAGTTATAAAACAAGCAGAACAGAATAAATCGGATATAACAGAAATCTTCAAATCTCTGAATAAAGCTATATCTGATTTAAATAAAACAACAATTAAAAATGAAGATGGTTCTGTTCTTGAAACACCTTTCTGCTATAAACAAAATGAGCATTTTGTTTATGCTAAGACTGATGCTGATGGTAAGATGCTCTTAGGATTCAAAAAGAATGGTCAACCAGTATTTGGTATTGGTGTTCCTGAGCAGATTCAGAAAAGCATAAATGAATCGGCAGAAATGGTAAAAAGCGATATTAATTCAGATGTTGATGATAAAATCAATTTAGGAAGTAATATTTATCCTGCTAATATACAAAGTGTCACAGAGAATAATAAATACAAAGAAGTTGTTATTAGTAAAGATAACAAGATACTAAGAGGAATTAATAGGGAAAATGAAGAAGAAATTTATTTACCTCAAAATTTCTTTGGTACAAAGACTACTTCTTCAATAGAAAATGCTAATTATTTAGAAATACTTTATTCAAGAAATGGTCACATGTTATCAAGCCGTGACAAAAATGGTATGCTTACAGAATATGCTGGTTTAAATGCCCCATTTTATTTACTAAATGGAGCAGAATTAAGAACGCTACCTTATGAAGATACTATATATGTAGCTGCTAAAGATTCTGATGATACAGATAAGGCTTCAGCTGATTACATTTGTGATGGTATAAACGATGAAGAAGAAATAAACGAAGCTATTGTTGCTTTAAAAAAGCGTAGTGGTCTTAGATATAAAAAAGTAGTTCTGTTTAGTGGGCACTATTACATAGATTCCTTTCCTGAAGTTCTGGGTGATTGGAAATCTGCTATAGCTTTTCATAGTGATAATGGAATGCTTGGTGATAGCTTAACGATAAGCGGAATTTCTCATTATTACAGAAGTACTGTAATTTATGTGACAGAAAAGGCTCTTAATAGTATTGCCGATACCACAAAACATAGTGTTATTATGTGCATGCCATCTACTAAGGATAATTCAGTAGTTCGTTTTGATGTTCAAAATATTATGATTGCATTAGCAAACAATCAACACCCAATCGTAGCTGTTAATTTGCAATATGGTGATTGTGGTGAATGCAAAAACATATATATGACAGCAAGTGGATTGTATGATAACTCTGAGTCTGGCATAAATACTGGAACTTCAATAAGAGATAAGGCTGTAGATGGTGTTATTGCTCTTAGAAGCTATCATGGTTATACCATAGGAGATACTGTTAGATTTGACAACATTTGCGCATTTGGATTTTACACCGCATTTCAGTTAGGATGTGAACATGCTATATATAATAATTTGCGTTCAAGATTTTGTCATATAGGATATACTTTTGGTGAATATCATACAGAATTGGTTAGAGGTGCTTTTGACCATCCTATGACACTTATTAATTGTTGTGACGAACAGTCTATACAAGGTCCTGTTTTTGCATGGAATGGACTTATTAATAAGGAATTGTTAGATACGCACAAAACAGAAGATAGAAAATTACAGTCTGTTACCTTTATTGATTTTAATTATGAGACACCTTCTCATAAAGCTTATGAAGTAGAACCAGGTACATTTTGTGGATTGATACTTTATCATCCTTCTGATGGCACATTTGGAGGAATGCCAAATTATAGCTTTTGGAAAGAAGGTAGTGGCAAAAACTTTACCACCATTAATCTTACTCAAGCAAATGGTGGAACAAGTGAATTGAGAAAAAGCTATGGTGCTCATTATATGCAACATTTCTTTGATACAGATTTAAATAAAGAAGTCATCTTTAATGGTACTAATTGGGTAGATTGTTTAGGTAATATTGTTTAATAAATTAATTATAAAATTATTATGAAAGCGTTAGTTTCTAAATTACAAGAAGTTATAGATAATGACAACTTACCATATTTCAATGGTGTTGTTATTGAATTGCAGCTTCCTTATAGCAGTAATGATTATCTCGGAGATTCAATTAATAGAGATGACCCTTGCTATATCAAATTGTTCAATGGTAAATTTCCAGATAAATCTGTAGAAAAACCATTGAAGGATTTATCAAGCACATTAGTGCCTGATAACGAAGAACAGAAAATTTTAGCACTTCTTTATCCATTTAATAAACTTAGAATAGGACCAATCAACAATAAGGCTCGTGCTAAAAACATCCAAGATGTTTTTGATTGGGTTGGAGCAGGTATTACAGGGTTACATTTTAATGATTCTTCTGGATATGGTAATATAGAAGCAGTCAAGTTCTTGACTACTCTTAATGCATTGAACCTTAGTAACACTAATGTTAGTGGGGATATTTCAGCATTAAAGAACTTGACTGCTCTTACTACTTTAGGATTGTCTCGTACAAATGTTAGTGGGGATATTTCAGCATTAAAGAACTTGACTGCTCTTACTACTTTAGGATTGTCTCGTACAAATGTTAGTGGGGATATTTCAGCATTAAAGAACTTGACTGCTCTTACTACTTTAGGATTGTCTAATGCTCAGGTTAGTGGTGATATTAATAATATAAACGCTAATAAATGTTATGCTTACATTGATGGCACTTCAATAAAAGGAGAATTATCAACAGTTAATTGTTTGGTTCTTGCATCAAATAGAGAAAAGTTTACTTGGGCAAGTTCTTCTTCTAGAAGAAATAAAAGTCTATCAGGTTTGTATATTCTCAATTATAGTGGTGGTGCAAATTTAGGCGATGATGTGGATAATTGCTTAATAGATGAAGCGTCTCTAAATTTTACAGAAGTTAATACTGAATATAGAGTGATATATCTTAAAGGAACAAGGACATCTGCAAGTGATGAGGCTGTGGCAAAGTTAAAGGGAAAGGGAATATCAGTATATATTAATGGTACTAAAATCTAGTTGATTTCCTATTAGAATTCTAAGTCGTTGAGTTTATAGATAAAAGAAGAAGGGTGAGTCAAAAGATTCACCCTTTTCTTATGCAAGCCTGCACCAATCCACCCAGCAAGTAGCAAGCCTCCTCCATATACATATTATCAATACACATTAAAGAACTTCTCGCACAAACTCCCCATCACATAACATGGTTCCTCGCCCATCATATCTATTCCATCCTGCTCACAGATATGCGCTACAACATGAAGAAGCTCATGACCGATGGTGTTGATGATGCTGCCATCTGATTTACATTTTCCAATGGCAAGCACACTCCTTCTTTCTGATAGGTTTGAATAGGTAAGACCTCTGTCTGAACTCTGCTTAGTTAGATGCTCGTAGGCTTCTGATAGCGGATTTCCGTTGCACCCAATATCTGAAAGAGCATGGCATATCTCATCGGCATCATGCGGCTGATAACCTATGAAACATACTATGCTCCAATCGTACTTCGGAAGTTGTATTAACCTTTCAATCATAACACATCTTCCCAAGGGATAGGCACACCATTATGGCAGCAGTCGGCATAGAATCGGTTGAAGATAAAGCCATCCTTCTGGTCGGCATCATCCACCATATCCTTGATAAACTGGGCTAACTGCTCCTCATCCTTGATGGAAGACTTGTAGAAGTCTGCCCTCGCCATATTCGCCACATATACATGGTCGTAGCCTATCTTATTCTTCACCTCAATTCCCTGACCAAGCAGCAAGGAATCCACCTTCTCCTTATCCCAAAACGAGACACTTACATCACGCTTGGAGGAAGGGTCATACTTATACATCAGGCTCACTGCCCACTCGCACATCTTCTTGCTGAAATGATAGCCATTGTATCTGAGATAGGCAACCATTGCCTCAGGTTTGAGGTCATACATATCCAATGGCATTCTGCATTTTCCCATATTGCTGAATATTAAAGGGAGTCTGGTTCCGACAAAAATGTCGCTACCAAAACTCCCAAGTTAAACACTAGCGACCGCCACCATTGTAGCCGCCACCACCTCTTTCACCATAGCGGTTCGGGTAGTTCCAATCATCGTTCACGTTGTTGAATCTACGTCTGTTCTCACGCTCTTCACGTTCCTCACGCTCTCTTCTCCAATCGTCACGATAATCAGGCATACGCTCACCCATACGCTCCTGCTTCATCTTTTTCAGACAAGACATAGCCTTGCTGCCAAAACCAAGCATAGACTCGATGTTGTCATACAAATCATCGAACTTATCTTCTGTAATCTCAATCATTACCATAATCTTCTTACCTTTATTAGTTCTTACTGAGCTTCAAGGCATCAGACAGAAGAGATTTGATTTCGGATAGCGTACCCTTCACTCCGTTCATGTCAGATTTCAGGTTACTGATGTCCTGCTCTTGCTGCTTATCCTTGGCAATCTGAGGATTGAGTTTGGCTATTATTTCATCACATGATTCCACTACTGCCTTATTGTAGTCAACGCTCTCCAAGATACCCTTGGCTTGCCTGAGCATGGAATCAACCTCTGCGCACATGGCATCACGGCTATCACTGACCACCACGCCATTAGTTCCTGAGTTAGCTATCTGAGCGGTGGATGGCAGTTTCTCGAAGTTGAGTTGCTGTTCTCCAACCTTCACCTTTACATCAACCGTTGTGTCGAAGTTTGGCACTTGATTCGGGATGTAAGTTGTCGGGAACTTCTGCTGAGGGTCACTTACCGATATAACCTGACCGATTCTGAGAGTCGGCTTTTCTCCTCCCTTGTCTAATATGTAAAAAAGGGAATTTTGTCTTAAACCTTGAAACATTTTCTTTCTCTTTTTTTATAGGGGCAGACATTGCTATCTGCCCCATTGTTAATACTCTGTTAGCCTCCAGTTGGTTGCTGAAACCCAAGCAGTCGGATTGTTCCGCTCTTCTTGTTGATATAGGCTAGAGCTTCCGTAGTGCTTGAAAGACCCGCTCCAGTTACAGCAGAACCAGTATGGTCTACCACGGAAGACTTAGTTGTGCCAGCCGTGGTTGTTCCACTTGTAGTTCCGCTAGTAGTGCTGATGGTTGTTGCACCATTGTGTGGCACTACAATCTTGACTGGAAGGGCTGCGCCAGTAGTAGGCACTCCCTGATGAATCTTTAGCAGCACGATACTCTCACAAGGTAAAGCCTTGTAGCAGCTAGGATTGATACCGAAGTCTACACTCTCGTTGGTTACTTGAAGTGCATTGGTCTTCAATTCATAGATACCGCCAATATCAACTCTCTTGATAGGATTCCGTCTCCTGACCATTGGGAATAATGGGCTGAAAGGATAGTTTAAAGGGAACATAGTTACCTCCTTTCCTTTAACAACCACAACCTACGGTTGATGCTGCGTTGGCTGCTGCTACATCACCAGCGTATGCTCCCATAGCAGCTGCTTGGAACACCTCTGGATTGTAAGTCTTCAACTGAGGATATGGTACAGATACGGTATTAGGCAACTTGCACTTGATGCCAGCTACCTCTGCTTGCAAGGCTGCAAGGGCAGCATTCACTGGAGTGATAATCTGTGCTTGGTATGCCTGCAAAGCCTGAGTCTGATGCTCGTTGGAAATCTGTGCTACAAGAGCACTATTCTTCTCACGAAGTGCATCAAGTTTGTCCTGCATTGCCTGAGTCTGCATCTGGTCGAGTTTACCCATCAAGGCAAGATGGTTAGACTGGTTGGTGTCACGCAACATCAATGCGTTGGCATTGGCATTGTCGTTGATGGCATGAGTCTGCTGGCAGATAGCCAACTTGCTCTCATAACCCTGAGTAGTGATGTTATTGTTGGTCTGGCAGCAGCAGTTTGCAATCTGCTGAGCAATCTGCATGTTACCCTGCTGCAAAGCATTGATAGTCTGCATACCGCTCATGCCAACCTGATTACCTACACTCTGTACCTGAGAGGTCAAGGCAGAAATAGCACTCTGAATCTGACCTTCGGTGCAGTTCAACTGGGTAGCCAAATTGCTGAGTGCATTGCGGTTACCACCGATGGCATCCATCAGGAGACCACGACCATAGTCATTGTTAATCTCGTTAGCGAGACCACCACGACCATTATTGCCGAAACCTCCCCAGCCGTTACCTCCCCAACCCATGAGGAAGAAAAGGAAGATTACCCACATGAACCATCCACCTTCGCCACCGAAACCATTGTTTCCCTTCATGGCAAGGAGGACATTAGGGTCAACACCCTGCTTCTGGAGCAGAGGTGCAAGAAGACCGAGCATCCCATTATTGGCTGTTGAGCCTTCATTTCCGAATACATACGTTTTACTTTCCATATTATCCTGAATCTTTTGTTAAACATTAATTGATTAATACTACGTAACGTTACGAGCACAAAGATACGAATAATATGGATAGAGATAGATAAACTCGCAAAAGATTATATAAGTACTTGATGAGCAAAGATTTATGGTTACGGAAAAGGTCGTAAATATATAGGAGTGGCGATTGCGTCTCTCCTATATATATAATGTGTAGCGATTACTAAAGGTGGATGCCGTACTTTCGTGATAGCTTGTGGAAGAAAGCCTTCTTGTTGGCAAAGTATCGGATGAGCGACTTATTCCACTTCTTTTCATGACCGAACTGGTCGTGGATGCCTTCTGGTATCTTGCCATCGTGAACATACTTTTCAAAGGATGAGATAGACTTGCCCATTTCGTGAGCACACCATCCCTTGTTGGCTTGTGTATCATTCATCATGGCAGTAAGAAGTGCCACCAGTTCCATATCTCCTTCCGACAGACCGCAAGGGATAGGCTTGCCCTCTGCTTGGGCAACTGCTGATTCATGTGCCTTATCTGCGAGAGCACGAAGTCCAGCTTCGATGATGCTGTAATTTACTAATTGCGACATAAGCATATAAAATTAAAATGATTGTAATCAGGAACATATCACAATAGTACATATTGTTTGTGATAACGATAGAGCCGAACATGATGTGTATTACGTTGACTCCTGCTGCATATAAGAGCGGTATTCTAGGGTGTCCAGTTCCATGTTCTCGTTTTTGATTATGTTTTAGCAACTTAGCACA